ATTGATGTCGAGTCGCACATAATCTTCATTCTCCATTGCAAAATCATTTTCAATAATATTTCTTTTGCACCATCTTGAATAATTGCTAGAATCCAATTCTAAAAAGGCATATAACTTTCTTGCAGTAGTCATTCCCTCTTCATCAATGCCAAGTGCGATTTCAATAGGTGTCCGGTTTGCTGTGTTAATTGTGATTTCGTTCATATAGAAAATCCTCCTGTTGTTAAAAAATCTATTTGCAAACAGGGGATATACAGTGTTATAATTTGCATATCCCCTGTAGGGGGTGTTGTATAAGGGACTGTTTCTTTCCTAGGGAGCCAGTTCCTTATTTTTCGCCTATTTCATCTTCTATTAGACCGATTCCTTTCATAATGGTGTCCGTTCTTGAAATTCCAAGTTCTTCTGCACATTTGTCTATGCGTCCTTTTTCTTCTTTTGTAAGACGAATATTGAGCTTTTCCTTTCTTGATTCACCATTTACAGGTGGTCTACCTGTTCTTGGGGACATTTTGTTCACCTCCTTATTTTGTCCTTGCATAATTCATTATAATTTATGGGAGTACAAAAGTCAAGAGCATTTTCTATTATTTTAGAAAACGTATCAATCAAGGTTCTCGTCATTATGACGAACACCTTTTCGCTAAAATTTTAGTAGAATTGGCTTCCACAAAATAATGGAGCCGAAATTTCGGCGGCTTATTCACTGTCGAATTTTCGACAGTGTGCGTCTCGTCTTTTAGGAAGAGTCGCAGTTAGCCGAAGTAAAATTGACTTTGGTGATTGAAGCATCCACTTTTCCGCATGAATGCGGAGTCACTAGTCATTGTGGCGAACCTAGGACAAATTGTCCGAAATGCTAACCGTCATCAAATTGATGATAGTTCAAAATATCAATCATAGAAGTAGGGTGCATCAAATTAGAAGCACCCCTATTAAAAATAAAAGGTGTCGAAATTTCTACGCCTTTTCGCCATGTATGGCTAAAACCCATATAAGCTGCTCAAATTTGTGCACCTTGTATGAATAAACAGTTTGCCATAGTAACGAAAGGTCAATTTGTCCGTTCGCTTCTCATTGCGAAAAACAGCTCCATAAATTTGTGGAACAGCTATTAACCGTCTTGAAATTCACGACAGTTTTTTACTGACGATTCGTCATTTTGATGAATCGTTATTTTTTTTCAAATTTCCTATTCCACTATCCGTTTTGGAGTGGTAAAATACAAATATCATACTGATTTAGGGAGGAAAACGCATATGAAAAAATCCAAAAAGTTACTGGCAATTTTTACCATTATGTTACTGATTGTCTGTATGGCAGTTCCAGTATCGGCGGCCGGTAAAATTAACAAGAAAAAAGTCACTTTGAAAGTCGGTCAAACATTGCAATTAAAAGTGACTGGAACAAAAGGAAAAGTAAAATGGACAAGCAGTAAGAAATCTGTTGCAACGGTATCTTCTAAAGGACGTGTAAAGGCGAAAAAGAAAGGCTCTGCTACAATTACTGCAAAGATTGGTAAAAAGAAATATACCTGTAAAGTTACTGTGAAAAAGGCTTCTAATGGCAATGGCGGTTTTGGTGGAAATCCAAATGCTAACAGCAGTGGTAAAAAGAATGTTGTTAGTTATCATGCAGAATCTACGCCGTATGGAGCTGTGGCAATTCTGGAAAACCATTATGATTATGCCGTTGATCTGACAGTAGAGTTTGTTTATTATCTGAATGGAACAATGGTTGGAATAGAAAAAGATTATAATTATGCATTTGCGGCACATTCAAAATGTGCACTTCAAGGCTGGAATCACGACAAGACCTGGGATTCTTTTAAGATAAATTTGAGAATTGAAAGAGCTTCAAATATTATAACAAATAACTCGGGAATTCATTATTCAGCCAATTTTGGAAATAGAAATGTAGTTGTAAAAGTAGATAACAATGGACGGAGAAATGCGTTTACCACTATTGCAATTGTATTTTATAAAAATGGTAGGATAGTGGGGTATGATGATCGTAATGCTGATGTAAAAAATCCAGGATCGACAGCTTATCTCGAATTTGATTTTCCATTTGATAGGAATTTCGAGGATATCATACCAGATAAATTTGAAGTATATGTAAATGATTCGTATACATATAGCTGGATGAATTAAGATAAAAGGCTAGGGAGGAATCCCTAGCCGATTTTTTTTTACTTATCGTATGTTCTATGTTCAAACATTACTTTTGTTCCAAATATATCTATATCATTTGCGCCTGTATATAACTCTTCGTATGTTCCATCCTGGTTATCTTCTGTTTCGTAAGTAAACTGAGTTATAAATTTATATGATACGTTATTCAATTCGTATTCTCCGCTGACTTCTGCTAAGCCATTGCAAGCTTTGAATGTGCATTTACTCTCATTTTCAGTTCCGATATTCAATGAAATGGATTTATCCAACTCGCTTTGTAATATTTCTTGCGTTATCCTCATAAGGAAAGTACGTTCTTCATCAGAAAGTTCGTTTTCGGTTTTTATTATCCAAGGAAATCTCATTGATAAAGGATGATCGCTTGAGCTATTTATTTTCGTTCCACTTTTTGTATCATAGACATTAGTTGACAATAAAAAACCAACATTTGAACTAATACCTATGCTACAAATAGTGGTATAGTCAAACCATTCCTGTGAAGACATATTCGCAAAAATTTCATCCATTTCCATAAAACTGACATTTACTTTAAATAAATCAGTTCTGACGATAAGTGTTTTATATTCCGTCCCTTCCGAATCTTTTCCGCTGTATTCTTCTGTATAAAATGCATTATCATCATTTTCATACTGTTGCAAAAATGTATTTACATCATCAATACTTGCTTTTACTGCGATAGGTGAAAAACATTCACATATTATTAATGTTGACGCAACAATAACTCTTTTCACTTTCTTCATACACTCATACCTCCCAATAATTGATACCCATATTGTACCACCTTGGGACGTATTCCGAAAGCACTATTTCGCTTTTCTATCAATTTCCGCAGTTACGGCAAACAAAAGAGCTTCAGCAAATTTTGCGCCGACCGAATCAGCATATTTATCGTGAATCCGGCTTGCTTCCATGGTGAGATTTTCCCACTGTGGAATGTCATCCTTTGAAATAAAGGCGTACTTCTTGTGTAGGTTCCATATATCTTGCCAGATGGAAAAATAAGTTTGCTTGAAATTCATTACACGTACAACACTCCATGATATTTCTCAAGCCTATATTTCTGCTTGATGTTTGGATATTTTTCGTGATCTACTTCACTGTAAAACATATTTTTCGGTCTGGCAAATAATTTCTTTTCACCATACAAGGCTCTATATATCACCAGGACTTCTCCCGTTTCCGTATGTTGGGCGAATCCAACAATCTCATACAAATACTCGTTGTTGTGCGGCTCCTTGATGGTTTCTCGTTTGAAGTGCTGCACAATATCTCCTGGTTCAAATAATGGTCTGTTCATTTTCATTGTTACCTTTCTCCACAATTAATTAATTTCTTTGCTCGAATTTCAATTTTCTTGGCTTGTTCCTATGTTTTATCGGGTGATAGGTTTTGAAACGAATTTGATTATTTTATCGCAGTAATTCTTTGTCAATAATCTGGAAGTTTGCCCTGTGGATATAAAGAGCTTTTCCGTCAATCATTAACTTTGTCATTTTAGGTAGATCGTCCGGGATTTTCCAGAACACCTCGTCACCAGAATATGCGGCTATCGGCTGTCCAAGTTGGGATTTAATTACTACAACCCTAGATTTTCCGAAATAATTTTTATAATAATTTAGAATCCCGGCTATGTATGCGTTCTCTGAAATCTTCCCGGTTGAATGACTGGTAATATCTTCCTGGGTAAAATCAACCTCCGGCTCCAATCCTTTTTGCTCAAAAATACAAGTATCACCACAGCTTTCAATTTCTTTACCGTCAATCAGAATTGTAATAACGGAAGATACGTCATAGCTGGTTGTTTCGTTACCCTCGCTATCGTAGCCCTTAGATTTCGTTTTATTCCCGGAAATATTAATCTTGTCCCCAGTGGTGGTCATAACCTTTTTGCCGTAGTTATCGTAGGTATAGATTGTGTAGCTGTTTCCAGAAAGATTTCCTTTCACGTCATTCATGTAATCGTCATTCGCTGCACAGCCTGTTAGCCCTGTGATAATGCAAATAAAGGTAATTATCGCCAGTAGTGTTTTGATTCTTTTCATGGTTTTTGTCCTCCCTCATATGTCTCATAATCAATCGTCCCCAGATCACCGTACACATCTGGGTAATAGATTCCAACCCAAAAGTTATCTTCCATTGCTTTGTAGTAAGTTACTTTTACATTCCATCTCTGTACCTCGTCAATAATTTCTTTGTTAAGAAGTCCGAATTGATCTCGGCAAGCTTCACTTTCCAGTTTGTAAGTCAATGCTTTGTATTTCTCGGCATTTGCCTGTCTGGTGGCGGTAACCGTAGTCTGGCTTATTGCTAAAAGCAATCCAGCGATCAAAAGATATACCGCACCGATAAAAGCCACTGCTACGCCCAAAACAAGCACGGTTGCGCTCACATTCGAATACTCATATTCGTAGCTTAAAGATTCTCCTATTCTATTTGCAATCAGAATAACAACGCCGACTGCAAAAATGATTATTGATAGCCAAAATATCATAGTGTGTCCTCCCTGTCCTCAATTTTCATTAACAAATTTTTCCGTATGTAGCCAGACATGAAATGCGAATAATGGTGATCCGTGTACTCACTAAATGAAGTGCCAAAGTATTCATCAATCACTTTCATATATGTTTCAATCTCAACATTCTGGAAGTAATCTGGATTTGGCCCGAATCCAAACTTGTCCAGGATATTATCCAAAGCGTCTTGATTGATTTTTGTGTGTGGTTTTCTGGTTCGTTCTTCGTACCTCTTGAAGAAATACTTCGATACTACCAGGAAGCGGTTGGTTGTATATGGGCTTGTCGTATATCCCAATTCTTCAAGCCGTACTGAAACCTGGTTCTTGAATGCAGACCAGTTAAAAGATTTACGGTCTATTGGAATATACTGGATGTTATCCTCAGTCAACATATTTTTGATATGTTGAGAATTGAACCACTCGTTAGAGTGGTATGCATTTTTCTTTTCTTCTTTTAACTCCGTAGGAGATGTAGTATCTGGTATAGTAGTTTCTGAATGATAATCTTTGAAAGTATTCTCTGGTAATGCTTCCCCCGAACTGTCTTTGTGCATTTCGTCATTTTGTCTATGCCTTTCGTCATTCTGTCCAGATGCACATTGGCTATTTGTCTTTGGGTTCTCCTTTACTATACCATTTAATATATTTTCAAGAACATCTTCATTGATGGAATACCATTTTGTACGGTCTCTTTGGTCTTTATTATAATTTCCAGTGATAACAATTCCGGAAGAAATTAAACTTTTAAAAGCTCTTTCTATAGTTTTTGTAGACCACCATGGGAAATTATTCTTTTGCCATTCTTCCATCGTGTTAAAAGTCCAATATCTTCCATCATAATAATTTCTTTGCAATTTTTCATTTATTTCAAGCCAGTAATAAATTTGGCGTAAAACAATGGCTTCATTTAGCCCTAATTTTACTGCTAAATCTGGTTTGATGATAACGCTTTCTTTGCTGGATAAAAAAAGATCTGATAATTTACCTTTCATATTAGATAACCTCCTTGTTGGTCGTAGGCACTCTCCGTATTGTGCCAGAATCCTTGATTTATAAAAACAGTGGACAGGCGTATCAAGGTTTACGCTTTTCGGCGGCCAACCTAGCCCACTGGTTTTACCGAATTAATTAATCAAACATTTTGAATGTTTCTTTGCAAAATTCCTCATAGTCGGTATTCCCGACCAGTGGCATTTTATTTCTCAGCTTTTCCATGGCTTTAAAAAACTTGCCTTGATCTTTGTTCCAGATTTTACAGGAAACAAGAAGATACTTCTCTTCTGTATGTCCATATTCTTTTCCAAAATTTACCCGAATTTTCTCATTCTTAAAAAGTTGGTCTGCCAGATACTCTTCTGTATCTGCAAAAATGTATTCACTGCGGAATAAATGCTTTTGGATTAAGATGTAATTTTTATATGACATGATATTTCTCCCCGTGAAAAAAGGTTCCATTTTAAATCGAGCCTTATGCAGCAATTTTATTAATACTTTTATTCAGAATAAATTCTTTAATTTCGTTATATCCCCAGCCATATCCAACCAATGCACTTACAAGCATTTCGGCGTTCTGAACTTTCATCAAATCTTCTTCTGAAAAATAATCTCTCATACTTTCTTTTTTTGTGATTCCGAATTCCTCTCTCAGTTGCTTGGCGTTTTTGCCAAATATGGACTTGTAAATAACGTCTGTATATGTAGAATAGGCATGTCCGTGCATTCTTTCATTTTCAGAAGATTGCTGGATTGCCTTTGTTAATGCCTGTCTTACTGCTATTCCTTTAGCTCGTTCAAGTTCTGCTGCACGCTGCTTTTTAAAAGCAATTTTTAAGGATTGTTCGCAACCAATAAAATAATTTCTTGCTTGTTCTCCTCTTTCAGATTTTGATTGCATGGAAAGTTTCTTTGCAAAGCTGGCAGAGAGTTTATAATCTTCTCTTTGAATAACGCCACCTGTCGGTG